ACGTCTACCGCACTTGCCGGGAATCAACGTTCCGGCTATTGATCGAGGTAGCAGGCACCTACGGAATAACGGCAACAGCGAACCGCTCCGACCTGTCAATCACCTTTCCGAATGGAGCGCAGATCATACACGCCGGACTGGATGACCCAGAGAAACTGAAGTCCATCGCAGGCATCACGTCCGTCTGGATCGAGGAAGCAAGCGAGGTCAAGGAGGATGCCTTTCGGCAAGTGGACCTTCGACTGCGTGGCGATGTGCCAACATACAAGCAGGTGACGCTGACCCTCAACCCGACCGATTCTCGGCTCTGGGTCCGGCGGTGGCTCGACGAGAACCCCGAGATCTTCGTACTGCGCACCACATGGCGCGACAACGCCTTCCTCGACAAGCAGTATATCGACGTTCTGAAGTCGCTTCCAGAGGATCTGAGATCCATATACGAGCGCGGCGAGTGGGGCGAGGCGCTCAAGGGTGTCATCTACACCGACTGGAAAACGTACAGCGAGGAGCGCGAGCCGGACTTTTACGGCATCGACTTCGGGTACAACAGCCCATCTGCCGTGGTAGCCGTGACCGTGACCGATCCCGACATCTACGTGCGGGAAATTATTTATCAGAGCGGTCTGACAAACTCTGATCTGATTACTGAGTTAAAGAAAGCGGTCAGCAATAAAAACCTGCCAATTTACTGCGATGCAGCCGAACCGGACCGGATTGAGGAATTGATCCGCGAAGGATTGCAGGCGTATAAAGCCGACAAGAGCGTAAAGGATGGGATCGACTTTGTTAAGCGTTACAACATCAACGTCCACGCAGGGTCGCAAAACTTACAAAACGAATTACGGGAATACCGATGGGACGAGGACCGCAAGTCTGGCGAACTAAAGGACGTTCCTCTAAAGCGGCACGACCACGCCGTTGATGCCATGCGGTATGCCATCTATACGCACCTGAAAGGCGCAACTAACACTTGGGGAGTCTGGTAATGCCAAAGCCCGATTTTTATGTACTCGGATCGTCAACGAAGGGCGTAAGCCTGAACGACCCCGAATGGCTCAACATCTTCAACCTGCATGGTCACGAACACGTAGCCAAGATGTCCCCGGCGGTAGCATGGACAGACGAGGGTTGGACGCGGCGGTGCGTAGACGTTAGGGCAAAGGCGATTGCAGCCTTGCCCTTTGTCGTTCACAAGGGAGACATGACCAACGTGGTATGGTCCGCAGGAGAAGAAGCGCCCGAAGAACTGGCGTGGCTCGACCTCTTCGACTACCTGTACCGAGCCGAGGCATCTCTCGCTCTCGTAGGTGCTGCCTACGCCATGAAGGAAGGCACGTTTAACAAGGACGGGATTATCACAAAAGCGGACGGGCTTTCTTGGATCAACCCGACAAGCATCAAGCCCAACTTCGACGATGGCAAGTACGGACCAGACGAGCAAGGCAACTTCCGCTATTACGAGCGCAAAGCCAACGAGCGCAAGTTTCAGGTCCCACGCACCCGCATCCTCGGCACGTTTCAGCCTTCGCCTTTCGTAGAGCAGGGACCGGGGTCGGCAGATGCTCGCTCGGCAAATATGCACAGCCAGATCCTACATGACCTCGCTGAGTACACGAGTGGTCAGTTGCGATCAGGACTGGTCAAAAAGACTGTCTGGGTTGCCGACAAGGACGCACGTCAGCCGGATGAGTTGACGGTCAAGCGGTGGCAGCGGTGGGTACGCCGCAACATCCTCGGCACGAAGCCCACACCCGATGACCCGATGGTGATGCAGGGGCTGTCAGCGCAGGAGGTAGGATCTGACCTTTCCGACTTGCACAGCGATGTAATCACCCGAGACGCAAGGGAAGCCATCGCCTCGACGCTTGGCGTTCCGCACTCGCTCGTCATGTCTAACGCCGCCAACTACGCCACAGCCAAGAGTGATCAGTTGGCGTTTATGGCAAACACGGTTGTACCACAGGCGCGGCTACTCGCCCATGCTATCAACCAACAACTGCTGATGCCGCTCGGCTACCACTTGGAGTTTGAGCCTCACAAGACCGAGGTCATGCAGCAGAGCGAACTGGAGAAAGCGCAGGCAATCGCCCTTGCCGTAGGCGGTCCGGTGCTGTCCGTAAACGAGGGGCGCGAGTTGCTCGGGTACGAGCCGATTCAGGGGCAGGACGTAGTGGCAGAGCAGCCACAGGAAGTCCGCTCGGCTGATACCGTATCTGATACCAAGAACCTCGACATCCAGAGGTGGCGCACCAAGATCAATCGAAAGGGGCGGGACGTAAAGTTTACGCCTGATGCTTTGAGCAGGTACGAGGAAAGCGTAATCAAGGAGCGATTGCTTATCGGCTTAGAACTCGACGAAGTTTTCAAACCGCCTTTCGTGGGTTTTTAGAAGCCGACCGCGAAGCCGAACCGGAAGGCGAACACAAGGCAGCACAGGGATACAACCCGATTGCAAAAGGGCGAGCGGCAAGGATGCAGCACATAGAGGCATTTCAGCGTATGCAGGAGCGTTTCGTTCCTGACGCGATAACCTCAATCAACAAGGCAATCGACAAGCAGGTCAATGCTGCGGCAGATGCGGTGGCAAGCGGAGCCAACTGGTCGGTAGCCGTAGACCAAAACGCGGATGCAATGGTGCAGGCGTTTCGTGAAATGTACTCGGTGGTCTTTCCCTATTTCGCGGGGCAATTCTACAACGCCGTTGATAGCCAGACAAAAGACTTTGGTCCCGACGATCTGGCAACATGGGAGACGCTCGTTGAGGATTGGCTGAACGCTGCCGGAGCGCAAAAGGTTACACAGGTTGACGCATATACCAAGAGCGTCATAGCGCAGGTAATTTCCAACGCCTATGCCATCGACCCAGAAACAGGCGGAAGGCTTGGCAGGCTGTCCGCTTTAGAAACGGCGAAACTGCTGCAAGAGAAGTTCGGTGACATGAAGGCGTACAGAGCCGAGCGAATAGCGAGGACGGAGATAAACAGCGCAGCAAACTGGGGTCACGCCGAGGGAGCCAAATCAATATCTGCCAACACGGGGTTAAGGCTTGACAAAACATGGATGGCTGTTGCAGACAATAGAACCCGAGACACGCACAGCAGAATAGACGGAGAGACAGTCAGAGATGACGAGAGGTTTAGCAACGGACTACGATTCCCCGGCGATCCGATGGGACCAAGCGAGGAGATAATTCAATGCAGATGCACCTTTGTACACACGGTAGTTGAGTGATGGATCAGATAGAGCAGACGGGCAAGATCATTGAAGTCGGCAAATTAATTGCCGGAGTCATCGCCGTGTCGATGGTTGTCGGCGTTGCGACCGCCGGGTTTCGCGAGATCCCTGAGCGCCTTGATGTGGTTGAAATGGCACAGGGTAGCATGATCAACAACTTCCGCACGATGGAGGACCGCATCGAAGCCGTAGAGCGCAGCCAAGCCGACATAAAGAAGGAATTGCAACTAATCACCTGCCTGCAACTGGCAGAAGCCAGAAAGTTATCCTATCAGGAGTGTATCCAATGAAACGAGCCGCAGCCATCATACTGTTCTGCCTATTCGCAACTGCCGCACACGGACAGGTGGGCATTGAGCATGACCTATCGGGCAACCAGATCAACGCCGAGTTTTATCTGGAGGTGGCGAAAGGTGACGTTAAGGGTCACAGCGTAGTCAACAAGTTTGGCGAGGCTGACGCAATCGGCACGGCGTGGACCGTTATCACAGACAGCAAGACCTACCCAACACCCACTTCTCCGGTATCGTTGGAGATACTGTCCTCGTCCGATGTAGACAGCACAGGCAACGCTGGAGCGCAGCAGGTCATCGTACAGGGTATCGGTGCAGACTGGCGCGAGCAGACGGAAACGGTATCCCTGCAAGGGACACAGGCGGTAGACCTGAGCAATACGTGGCTGCGTGTATATCGTATGTACGTTGTCAGCACAAACACCTACGCCTCAACGTCAGCCAGTACCCACGCCGGGACCATAACGCTGCGAGCGGACGGTGGCGGTGCTACATGGGGCGTACTGACCAAAGACGGTGTGTTCGGCTATGGTCAGAGCCTGATCGGTGCGTATACTGTGCCGAAAGGAAAGACTGGCTTCTTGACCTCGTACTCGGCAGATGTTGAGCCAACCAAGAACGCCAACATTGCGCTGTTTCAACGTTGTGGCGCGGACGATGTAGCCGAGCCATTTGAACCAATGCGCTTGCAGTCGCTACACAAGGGCTTGCAGAATACGCTCGTCATAACGAACCACGTCTCGCGCGGTCCCTTCGTCGGACCCTGCGACATCGGATTCTTTGCGAAGGTGGCAAATAACACCGCCAACATCTCGCTTCAGTTTAACCTTGTCCTGATAGACAACGGTGACTGAGCATGACAAAAATATCAAGAGCGTTGAATACTTGGCGTTGGTCATTGCCGCGTATTACGCCGAACTGATACGCCTCGGCATACCGGAAGGAGAAGCCACGATCATTGCCGCAGCACTACAAGACATCATCTTTG